GTATTTAAAGAGTTCGGGAGGACATGGCGGATCCGATGGTCTGTATGAGCTGGAAGGGATCGTGCGTTGGAAGAAACAGTGTGCGCGTTGGACCTTAGATCCGGTGCCTGCGGAGTATATGATCAGGGATAATTGCTCGATAGCGGCTATAGTTAGACACATAGGATATCCACGGGATAGAGTTGTATTTCATATACGCGGCTGCCTCACGGTTTGGTCTGTGAATGTGAACAGGTGTGGGAGCGACGAATTGAAGCCTTATTTGAGCCTGAATAGCATGGCTGAGTAAAAAGAAAAATAGGCCAACATCCATCGCATCCAATGTTTACTGGACCTTGCTGGGGCTTGCTTTCTGCGAATTCCGGCGCATAATAAGTGCTTGGGTGGACAGTGACACCCCATGTATCCCCAAGGGGGGATTTCCAGGGCACCCGTTCAGGCTACTTCATCGATGATCCCTCCCAATCCTCTCGCTGTTATTGCCTGGACGGGTGTTCCTTTAGAGCAGCAGGAGAAGGAGCATGAAGCCCAAGATTAAGACCAAGAAGAATGGGCATGAACCTACTAAGAATGTTGTGGGGAATGGGAAGCATCCGACATTGAAACGACATGATCTTGATAGATTGGCGCGCAAGAATGTCGGCAGTCGAGAGCGTTTCAAAAGCGTCACCGCCTATCGGATGGCTATACGTGATGAACTCGCAAGACTCAAATCGAAGAATACTAATAGGGACTTGCTTGAGGATGTCGGCTCTGAATTGGTAGAAGCTTCTAAGCTCGGCCAAACTCCCGCTTATCGTAAGGAATTTGCGGACGTTGCTCGTCTGGTTTGTTCCCTCTACGGGAGCAGCGTGAACGAATTGGCCAAGTTCTTTAACTGCGATGCTCACATGATTGCTTCGTGGATTAAGATGCATCCAGAATTCGATCGTGCTGTGAATGAACGGGCTACCGAGATGAATGTTCAAGTGATGGGCCGTCTGGCTCGTCGTGCGTTGGGATTCTATTCGGCTACGGAAAAGATATTCTACGATGTGAAACGTGGAGACGTTGTCCGCGTTCCCACCAAGGAATACCACCCGCCATCTGAATCTGCTATTTTCTTCTGGCTTAAGAACCGGATGCCCGAGCATTGGAAAGATGTGAAGGATGTCAACATCGAAGAGAATCGCAAGGTCGTGATGGAGATCTATAAGAATTTCGAGAGTTTGACACAGGAGCAAGCCACTGATGCCTACCAAGAGCTCCTCAAAGTCGAAGGCACAGGGGTTCAGCTACAGCCCTCCTCCAAGGAAAGCACGCCCCAAGATCCAGGCCGTACCCAAAGACGAGGACCCATCACCGACGTCACCGCCGACGATTGAACCTTCTCCATTCGATTGGAAGAACCCTGATTATCTGCCGATTATAAGACAGCGTGTTGGACGCTTGAATTATCTGCGGAATAATCCAGGGCAGATCAAAGCCCTTCTCGCCTATTACCGTGATGGACACATTGCAGACTTCATCAACGATTGGGGGATCACATTCGACCCTCGCAATCTGGCTCGTGAGATCCCGGCCAAGGTTCCGTTCGTGCTGTTTCCAAAGCAACGGGAGTGGGTGGATTGGGTCACCAATTACCTGTGGAAGAACAACAAGGATGGCTTGACCGATAAGAGCCGTGAGATCGGTGTCTCGTGGTTGGCGTGTGCGACCATGTGCGCCATGGGTATTCTTCATAAAGGATTTGTAGGTGGATTCGGAAGTCGCAAACTCGAATACGTCGACAAGACCGGAGATCCTAAGTCCCTCTTTTGGAAAGCCCGAGAGTTCCTGGACAATCTACCGATCGAGTTTCGGGCGGGCTGGACACGGGATTCGGATGCTCACTGTCGTATCACCTTTCCGCTTACTGGCTCTGCAATCACCGGTGAAGCCGGTGACAATATCGGACGCGGAGATCGCACATCAATGCACATTGTTGATGAGGCAGCCTATCTCGAACACCCAGACCTTACCGACATGGCTTTGAGCCAGACAACGAGATGCCGCATCGACGTTTCTTCAGCGCATGGAATGGGAAATCCATTTGCTCGCAAGAGACACAGTTGGCCTTCGGATAAGATCATGACCATTCTATGGCGCGACGATCCGCGCAAGGATGACGATTGGTACAAGGAACAATGTGAGCGCTACGATCCGATCGTTATTGCCCAAGAAATAGACATTAACTACATGGCCTCTGTGGAGGGAATCCTAATCCCTGCCCTATGGGTCAACTCTGCTATTGATGCAGACAAGAAACTTGGGATCGACATATCTGGTGGAATCCGACTGTCTTTAGACATTGCCGACGAAGGCCCTGATAAGAACGCTTTGACAGCGGCGCAGGGGATCAAGGTAATCTATGCTGAAGATTGGAGCGGCGAAGCCAGCAATCTGTATCGTACTCTTCTTCGTGCCTTTAGAAAATGTGACGAATTAGGATCCACAGATCTGATTTTCGATAGTGATGGAATGGGTGTGTCCGTTCGTGGCGATGCAGAATCGGTGAATGAATCCCGAGAAGTGAAAATTAAGACCTACCCGTTCCATGCCACTGGAAAGATCGAATATCCTGAACGAGAGGACGTCCAGGGACGTGTGAATTCGGATGCATACTCCAATGCCAAAGCTCAGGCATGGTGGAGACTCCGGATGAGGTTCGAGAAGACTCATAAATTGGTTACGGAATTCCAGGAGATAGGCGGAACTCTTCTTCAGTCCAATTCCGAATCCTTCCAGGCCGGTATTTCTCCTGAAGACATTGAAGACCTCATCGTTATAGACTCCAAGATCCCCACGCTCACCAAATTACAACAGGAGATTGCACAAGTCGTCTACGGTTACAGCATGACGGGTAAGCTACAGATCGTGAAAGCTGAAAAAGGGATGGCCTCGCCTAACCTCGCAGATTCTCTCATGATGCTGTTTGGCGTCCACACAGAGCAGAAACTGACTGTTTTACAGAAGAACGAGATGGTAATTGGCGAGGGAGTGGCCTTTCCTCTTCATCCCGACTGCGTTTTTGGAGTAATTGCCGCAAATATGCGTCCAGGGCGAGACACAGATGGAGCGGGCGCCGTGTTCTGCGCATTTTCAGCCGCCCCCGGACATCCTCTGGTCGTGCTCGATTGGGACGTAACTGAAATGAATTCTAGAATGCTGGACGATTGGATGTCCGGATGCTTCGCAAAACTCGATATTTTCTCGCAAGTCACGAAAGCTATGATGGGAAGCCTCGGAATGTGGTTTATGGATGACACCACTGGACTCGTATTCCTCAACCGAGCAGACAAATTGGGCTTCCCAGCCACCGTAATTGAGTCCGAATTGGACGATGTTAATAGAGCTCTGACCGTTTCTGGCGCTGTTAGGGACGGGGAAGTCCTCCTTTCGACCGATGCAGTGATGAAGACTCAGACGTTTAAGGGCGTATTGAAGAATCATTTGCTCTCCCAAATCAACGAGTTCAGCCCCGCAATCAAGGATTTGGATGGAAAAGTGGTCCTAAACGCCTTCACGCACGCCATCGCCCTCTCGAAAGGGAACATTGATGGATACTAGCGTCCTCCGTAGCGTCCCCGTCCAACAACTGTCGGAAGACATTGACTGCCCGATCTAAGTTCTTCTGCCAATAGGCCAAAAAGAAAGGGCAGGGGTTTCCCCCTGCCCGTCCTTTTACTCTCCGGTCGTCTGCTCGACCGGGGCCTCCTCGACCTTCTTGGCCTTCGGTGCCCGCTTCTTGGCCGCCTTCTTGGCCTTCTCGTCGGCCTTCTTGAGGTCAGCGGTCGTCAGCTTGACGCGCGCCTTGCCCTTCAGGGGCTTCTTGTCGATCACGACCGCCTTCTTGTTGCGGTCGACCAGGAGGCGCAGCACGCTCATCGCGGAACCGCCACCGGGGAACGCCATGTGGGGAGTGGGGTGATTCGCGACCCACTCCTCCATGTGCTCCTGGTACTCCTTAACCGTCTTGCCGGTCCCGATGAAGTTCAGCGCCTCGTGGACGCACTTGCCGGGGACGGTACGCCCAATCCCGAGGGGATTGCACGCTACGATGGTCTTGTCGTTCAGTTCGGTCGTCATGTGCTTGGTCCTTTAACTGCCTGCCGTTTCGGTCAGGCTCATTGCCCCCATACTTAGAAGCGCGTGGGAGCCTAACGCGCGGTCCCCCCGCTAACCGCGAGGGGGGATTTACGATGCATAGAGCACGGGGGCCGGAGGCCCGAGGCTGATGGCGCGAACCACCAGCAACCCGACCATGCACGAGTAGAGCTTCCATGACACCCGTTATTCGTGTAATTTTATTGCGTATTTTGCGGGCTCCAGATGCTGAGCGGCGAGACACTACAGGGGAAGACACTGCAATCTCATCTTCCTCCTAAGATGAAGAAGACGGGGGTGGGGGGTGGCTAAGGGAAGACACTGCACGGGAAGACACTGCATCCGGATCTCTATAGCAATCTTCTCTATAGGATAACGCACAGGCCACAGCGCCAATTCTGACAGTTGTTGGATGGGGGACGCATAGGCCGCAGCGTCCGTGTATGCGGGAAGACACTGCATCCTGGCTCTCATAGCATTCTTCCCTATAGGAGCTGGGGCTGAAGACACAGAATTCTAGGGGGCCTGATCATTCTTCTCAGAACCAATGCCGGGGGTGAGGATTGGCTAATCGGTCTGTGATGATTGGATATTAGGGTCGTGAGGAGTAGACTAATAGGGCCTAGCGGGCGGATGAAGAAGAGGAGGATCCAGACAGTGATCCAGAGGATTGAGAATCCGTTCCTATAGTGAAGAGGAGGATGGGATTCTGTCTTCCAGTGAAGACGGAAGATGGGATTTTGAGAAGAACTGAAGAGAGGATTCTCTGTCCGGGAAAATACTGAAGAGGAGGAATGGGATTCTGTCTTCTAAGTGAAAGATGATAATGCCCAGAAAGGGAACGGGACGAGTATAGGAAAGGGAAGAAGAGCTGTTCGTCCGGTACGGATGACAGTGAATAGGATGAAAAAGATGAGGAATCTGCCCAATCTTCTAGAAACGAAAGAATCTGGCGTCGATTCATCTTCTTCCGCAACAATCTTGCGTGGTGCGAACGGTTCGCACCAGAGGAGCAACATTCTTTCGTGGTGCGAACGGTTTTTTGTGAAAGTTACAAGAATCGAGCTCTTCTTGTAAGATTCTTTCGCGACAGATTCTTGCGCCAGAATCTTGCGTGAAGATCTAGATTCTGGTAATCTTCTGTCGCGACAGATTCTTGCGTCCGGCTCACTCTTCACGCAATCATCTTGCGCGACAGATTCTTGCGCTCCTTCCAAGATTCTGGTAATCTTCTGTCGCGACAGATTCTTGCGCTCCTTCCAAGATTCTGGTAATCATCTTGCGCGAAAGAATCAGGCTTGATTCTAGGTTCTTCCGGCAATCATCTTGCGCGTAATCATCTTTCAATCCTGGCCTCCCTCCGGCAACAATCATGCGCGCAATAACATTACGCGCGGTCACGCTAGGTTGCGGGTTGCAACCTAGCGCGCCGTGCAACCTTAGTTGCGCGATGCTACGCCCAAGTGTCGCCTTGCCACACTTGGCGACCACGCGCGGGTTGCACGACAGGCCGCACGCGCGCCTTGCGCTCGGCAGCCGCCTTGGCAGCCTCGGCAGCCGCCTTGGCAGCCGCCTTGGCAGCCTCGGCAGCCGCCTTGGCGGCAACCGCCTTGGCAGCCTCGGCAGCCGCCTTGGCAGCCTCGGCAGCCGCCTTGGCGCGCGCCTTGCGGGCGCGCGCCTTGCGGGCGCGATAGTCGGCCAGCACGCCAGCGGCCAGCGTGCCAACGATGCCAAAGGCGGCGCCGCTGGCCAGTAGGGTAAATGTTGCAAGTGTGTCGCACATAACGGGTTGTACCTTTCGATTGCCTAGCGGGTTGCTAGTACCGCAAAAGCCCGCTGGCTTGCGCCAGCGGGCTTTGTCGTGGGCTTGCGGGCTTGCGCCTTACTCGCTGGCGGGCTCGCTGGCGGGCTCGCTGGCGGGCTCGCTGGCGGGCTTGGCAACCCGCGCCTTGCGCGCCTTGCGCGCGGGCTTGGGCTTGTCGGCCAGCACAACGACCTTGCCGTTGCCGTCGACTAGGTAACGCAGCAACGCCATGGCGTTGCTGCCGCCGGGGTACGCCATATGCGGCGCGGGGTGCGCCTTGTGCCAGTCGGCCATTTTGGTTGCGTAGTGCGCGACGGTGCAACCCGCACCGATAACGCCTAGCGCGACGGCAACACACTTGCCGGGCACGGTGCGCCCCGTGCCCAGCGGGTTGCAGGCGATACGAGTGTCGTTATTAAAAATCGTGGCCATGGTTCGTTTAACCTTTCGCTTGTGTACCGCGCCCATGCCGGGCAACGGCGCGCCGTGTGGCGCCCCTACGTTATGGGGCTTGCGAGCCGTGCAAACCATTGCGTTGTACAACCCAAATTCGCAACATTGTTGCGATTGTTATTATTGTTCGCCTTCGCCTGAGTCGGCGCATGATAATTACAAAAAGCGCGAGCGCCGCGCAATATTCAGCATAAAAAACTCGTCGCGCAACAAAGTTGCGTTATTCAGGTAAACTTCGCAATTTTGCTGCGCCAAATGGGACCCCCGGTCCCAGTGTATGCTTTAGACCGCCGTCGGGGCCACCAGAGCGGGGCACGGACGCTTAGGCCGTGACTTCGATAAGGACGCCAAGGCCATGACAACCGTACAGATCGATGTAGCTGTTGAACAATTCGATGACGTATCGACCTGGGTGACCTAAGCGTCCCACCCGGTCATGACCTTGGAGAACCACGGAGGTACCATGCTCCAGTACCTGTGATGGATAGAACACCACCCTGCCTGTAACTGCCAGAACGGTGAACGCCTATGCCTCTTTACAATTTCATGACCGGGAGCCTGCCCGCCGGAATGACCCTGACACGAGCCAGTGTTGGATGGTCCTACGACGCTACGGGAGCTCTCGTCAGTTCAGCCATAGACGCCGCCCGGTTTGACTATGACCCGGCGACCTTGGCCCTCCGCGGATTGCTGAACGAGCCCACGCTCACCAATGGAATTCGTAATTCCTCGATGGTTGGAGCCGCAGCGGGAACGCCCGGAACCCAGCCGACCAACTGGAACATAGCCGGACCTGGAGCCACCGGACTGACGCGCACCATCGCGACAGGGACCGAGGATGGAATGCCCTACGTCGAGGTCCGCTACTTCGGAACCGCTTCGGACACCAACAACAAGACGCTGGTCTTCGAGAGCAATACCCAGATTGCCGCCCTTGTCGGACAGCCTTGGAATCTCAACTTCACTGCCCGGACGGTCGGAGCTGCGGTTGGAACGTCGTTCTCCACCCAGCTGACCTCCCGCGATGGAGCTGGATCCACCGTTCCCGGAGCTATTGCCTCGGTGATTCCAATATCTCCGACGACGGCGCGTCTGGCCTCTCAGACATTCGTGAATGGAACGGTTCTCACTGGAGCCACCACGGCATTCATCCGTGCGTTCTTGCAGATCAACTATACGGCAGGCGTTCCTCTTGACGTGACGATGCGGGTCGGCAATCCGCAGATCACGCCGGGTCTGGTGGCGCAGAGCCCCATTTCGACGACCACGGTGGCGGTGACCCGCGCGGCAGACGTGCTGACTCTGTCGGGTATGCTGAATGGAACCTACGACATCACGGTCAACAGAGTCTCCGGGGCCACGACCTACAGCAATCAGGTCGTTTCTTCCGGAACCTGGATAGTCCCGAACGATCCGTCGCCGGTGCAGACGGTGCTGACGACGGTGAAGACTGCGGTGGTGGATTTCACCGGTGGAACGTTGCCGGGTGGAGCGACTTTGGCGCGGGGGAGCGTGGCCAATTACTTCAGCGTGGCTGGAGTGCTGACGAGTGCCGCGATCAACGCGGGGCGCTTCACGTACGATCCCGTGACGCTCGTATTCCAGGGTCTGCTGAACGAGGCGTCGGATACCAACGTTCTCGCCAATTCTTCAGCTATTGGAGTGGTTCCTGGAACTCCGGGGACGGCACCTACCGGATGGGGCGTGACCAGCACCGCCAACGGTTTGACGAGGACCGTCGTCGCGTCGGGCGTAGAGGACGGGATACCCTACTGGGACGTGCGCTACGCGGGAACGCCGTCGACCAGCGGCAATATCGCCATCCGTCACACGTCGCAGACTGGAACCGCCGCCCTGCCGGATTCGGTGTGGAGTACGTCGGTCTTTTGCAGACTCATAGCCGGAGCGCTTTCAGCGCCGATCAACTATCAGGTTATCGGAAGCGACACGGGTGGTTCCGCGCTCAACCCCCAGCCGACTTTCAATATCTCGCCCACCACGGCGGCGTTGCGGACGCAGAAATTCGTTCTCAATGCAGCGGTATTGTCGAATCCTCTCGTCGCATGGGTCCACTCGCGGTTCCAGATCCCTTACACGCTCAACGTTCCGGTGGATTACACGATCCGCATTGGCCTTCCTCAGCTGATGCTGGAACCGGCAATCAGCAGTCCCATCACCACCACGACCGTCGTGCTGACGCGCTCGCAGGAGATATTGACGATTCCGATGTCCGATGGAACCTACGACATCAGCATCGAGCGGCTCAGCGGAACTGAGAGCCTGACAGGCCAAGTCGTCAGCGGTGGAACAGGCTACGTTGTTCCGAATAGCCTGTCCCCTGTCCGGACAGTCACGTTCAACATCGTGTCCGCCGTGGTGGTTCCGGGTCTGACGGCCACTCCGGTCGTGATCGTGGCGGGCGGCACGCCGGTATTCGCCGGAGCGGCCACGCCAAGGACCATGGTGACAAGCGGGCCGGTCTACGACGGCCCAGCCACTCCGATCCAAATCGTCACCGGGCGGCCGGTCCTCCCAGGCCCGGCAACCCCGATGATGGTCGTGACAGGGAGACCGGTACATGCCGGTCCAGCGATCCCTGTACTCTAGTCTACAACCAGCAAGGAGAACGACATGACGACGCAGACGTTTGCTCAATGGATTACCGCGGATCCCCGCTATGGAGTCCGCGCGCCAGAGTTCCGAGCCATGTACGGATCGCAGGCCGATCAGCTCATGGATCAGGCGACGCTCGATCTTCGCATGGGGATGCTGCCGCCTGCGGAAGAGCCGCCGGCGGATGGCGGAACCCCGCTGCTCGGCGACAGCCAGACGAAGGCCGAGAAGGCCCAAGAGTTCAAGGAGAACACTGCCGAAGACGCCGAGATCGAGCGGCAGCTCTTGGCGGAAGAAGCCGACAAGAAGAAGAGGCGGTAGGGTCCCATTGGGGCGATCAGGGTCTTTCGACCTTGACCGCCCCGTTCTGGGTTCAGGTTATGCAGCGGTGGATGTTATAGCACGCTTCGTCTTCGCTCATCATACCGGCGAGTATCCGGTCGATGATCCATGGCATCCACTTGTCGGTCCAATCCCGGTCAGAGTCATAGTGTGGGTTCTTCGGGAACTCTTCGTTTATGAGCTCCATGGCCTTCTCTTTGGTCATCGTTTTCATGACGAGCCCCTCCACGATCCGCTCGCAAATCTCGAGATTCTGTACGAGCCTCTTGGTTTTCTCGTCGTCTGGTCCGATCACGACGTGTTTCTTGGTACGCTTGACGGTCATAGCTGTTCTCCTAGTGGCTGCCGATTGGCCCGATGAATAGGAGCAGGTTTCGGAGGGCTTCTTGGAGTGCCTCGTGGAGCGTTGGATGGGCGACGGACTCGTCGCCGTTCGGCGTGTAGAACTGGTCGTGTTCGGCCCAGACCTCGTATTTGACATCGGTGCCTTCACCCTTGTCGTCGAGGAGTTCGAGCGTCCACACGGGCAGAGTAGATCGTTCGTTGCCGGTGAAGTAACCGGGACCTTCGTATCGGATGGCGAATTTGACGTTTGACATGGTTGACCTCAGAGTTGTTAAGCCCCATTGCCGGGGCACTGGCAACGTAGCACGGGCGCGTTTCTATGACCAGCGTAGAATTTAACAGTCCAGGGAGTTGGATATGACCGACCGGATGATACAGTTCTTCGCCTACGTTCATCTGCCCGATACTCTGCAGGACATCTCCAAGCCCTTTGCTGAGATGGCGCATCACATCATCGCCACGCTCCCGCAGAATCCCGAGCGGACGGTGGCGCTCCGCAAGCTGCTAGAAGCTAAAGATTGCGCGGTGCGGGCCTATCTCTACAAAGACAGCTGACTTCAGTCTATGGAGGGGAACACATGGCAGTCCACGCAACTCTGCCCTTCCGACGCTTCAGCTTCGCCTCGGCGGGGGTCCTCTTCGTCAAGCCGAGGATGCATGAAGATCGGATGATGGAGCTGACAGAACAGATACGGACGGGCCACATCACGGTTCAGGGAGCGGACATAGAGACGGCGGCGGCATGGACCGTAGCCTGCGATCTATGGAACATGCCGCCTGCCGGATGGGCTTAGTTCCCTCGCTTCTCCACCGTTATCACGAACGTCGTCCCGTCGGTGCGGACAACCTTGATGCAGGCTTTCCGCTTCTTGACATCGACGGTTATGAAACTGTCGTCAGGCTCCACACCGGAGGCCAAGTACGTCAGCACCGGCGTAAAGTAGTTCAACATGTCTTGGTCTGCTGCGGCAATGGCCGCATCCAAACTTAGAGGGGCTGAAGGCATGGTCTACTCCTTTTTGCTTTCGGCCAGCCATTTTAGCACGAGTGCCTTGTGGATTGCCAACGCTTGATCGACCTCACCCGGCTTCATCGGCGGTTCTCCGGCGATGATCGCGTAGAAGTGCATCCGAGCGATGCAGGCGAAGACCGACGGAGCGGTTCCGTCAAACTCTTCGAGCATGAAGTCGGTTAGGACTCTGGCTTTCTGGTCGATCACCATGGCTTCGTGCAGTTTCCGGAGACTTTTCATTCTCTCGTTCATTGGTTGGCTTCCTTCTGTTTGCGTTTGGCTTCTCTGAACTCCATGCCTTCCACGACCATCGTCCTGTGGAAATTGAGAATGTGGTCGACGGTCGGCATCTCCGGGTGTGGTGGAAGCACTTCAATCAGCTTCTGATGGACCAGCGCGAGGCAGACCATAATGTTGTCTGCTTCCTCGAAGGTCGTGTAGAGCACTTCTAGGATCTCTCCCGCCGCGATAATGATCTTATGAGCATCGGCTCTGTCGAGCGGGTTCATCCTAGCGGGGTCGTCGTTCATCGGGTCGGCATCAGACATCTGGCTTCTCCTGCTTCTCCGGTTGGGGCGGGAACACGATTCCCTCCCCGTTGATCCACTCGAAAGCGATGCAATCGAGCGCATCCGTAATGATCACCCGTCGAATAATCCCGATCTTTACTGCCGGGCGACCGATCAGATCGCGTGCCTTCAAGACCGCGGTCTGTGGATCGACATACTTTAGAACGTATTCGTAGTTGTCGTTCTCTTCCTGCAGATCGGGAAAGAACTGCACGACGCTGAATTCACCCTCTGCCATGTCCTGGCTCCTGTTGTTGGATAAAAAGAGCGTGGCTCCACTCGATGAAGGCGGTTTAAGCGGACTTCTACCGCACCACGTCAGGCTGTCCATGTAGCCCACCGGCGAGAACGGCTCCGGGGGAGATTGGGCCGTTCCGCCCGTTCCGTCGGAAAAGGCGGCGACCTTATATTGGCCGCCGCCCCGCCCTGACTCCTAGTAACCGTGCTTCTTGCGAAGCTCGGCTTTCTTGCTGGCGATGTTCTCCTTGCTGTCGATGAGATGCACGCTAATGACCTCACCGATGAAGGGCCGCCCATTCTTGCCGTCCCACTTCCCATTGCCGTCGCCGCTGCGGCTGGGCCGCGCCTCAGTGCGCGATACCAGCACGACGTTCTCGTAGTGCTGCGGCGGCTTCTTTTCGTTCACGCAGCGTGGGCACTGGCCAGCGTAGGAGTCGAGATGCGCCACGCCATGTATGACGCAGTACGTCTTTCCCCCTACGATGCGCCGCGATGGTCCGATTGGAGCCATCGTAACTGCGGGAATGGTCGCGACGGGCACGAGGCTCTTCGCGACCTTTTCGGGTCGTTTCATTTGCTTCTCCTGTACGATGCATAGAACAAGCCGCCTGCCCAACCGGCGAGCGGCAAGGCAAACGTAGCACAGGGGCGTTTCAGTTGCAACCGGAATTTAACAGTCAAGGCAAAAAGAAGGGCGGCATTTCTGCCGCCCTTGAGTTGCCCCCTAGACTATTTGAGCTGGTCCAATTCGATCATCGAACCGTAGATGTGGTTGATCTCCTTGAGAAGCTTCTCTTTGGGATCCCACACCTTTTCGTTTTGGTACAGAACCATCAGGGACCGATGGCACAGAGACAGCGTGGCCACGACCTCTTCGAGGACGAGACGCCTCTCGTCTTTCTTATCGACCTTTTGGAACTGGATCCGGGCCATCACACCGGCTCCTTGACCTTCGGGAACTTGCCCATGGCGTCTTCGACAGCGGCATTGAGCGCCGCCATCCCCGCATCCGTGGACATCCTGATCCGTTCGGCCCGATGGATAAGCTCGGCCTTCTTCCGAGCCCGTGCGGCCTTCTTGCGGGCCAGACGCTTCTTGTGATCTGCTACGAATCCACGCAGCTTGGCGGCGGCTTCTACGGGTTCCATCTTGTGGTTGCCGTCTTCGATCCCGAACAGATAGCTGGCCTGATCGTATTGAACGCCGAAGCACGCCACGGCGAACGTGTCCCATAGGCAGCAGTTCTCGCTGCTCTTGCCGTTGAGAGGCCAGAGTTCCTTGAACTCCTCCAGCTTCGTCATCGCGCAATGCCCGAGAATGCACTTCTTGGCATTGCTCATGTCGAAGTCGTTGGGGTCTACGGTTTCCACGACGTCAGCGGCCATCAACAATCGTTTGATTTTCATGGTAGTCCTTTCTACGATGCATAGAGCAAGCCCGATACCGGGCACTGCCAACGTAGCACAGGCCGGTTTCACTTGCAACCGGAATTTAACAGCGTCTCCAGAATGGGAGCTCACGAAATGCAGATTCTCGCCGCTAACAATGCCTCTTCCAAGACGGAGCTCGCGATCACCCCCTCCTCGACGACTCTTCAGCTGGTCGCTGGAGGCGGAGCGAAATTCGAGAGCCCCGAGCCTGGATTGGAATACTTCGTCGGAACATTGTCCGACAAGTCCGGTGTGCTCAACGAGATCGTCCATGTCACAGAACGTGTCGGCGACGTACTGACCATCGTGCGCGCGCAAGAAGATACGGTGGCGCAGAGCTGGCCAGCGAAGACCAGCTTCGCAAACCTGATCACTGCCGGTTCCCTGAAGGCTATGTTTGGATCGGTTCACGATCCGATCAATATCATCTCGCTTCATGAAACCACGCAGCTCACCGCCGCCGACAGCGGCAACACCTACGACAACGATGGGACTCTCGTACCTCTCGACGTGAAGCTGCCGATCAACGCTCCTGTTGGAACGCACTACACGATCCTGTCGGCTGTCGATCTTGTCGGCATCGGTTTCACTGTGTCAGAGCCCGGCGTTTTTATCTCATTCGATGGCCAGATGGGGACTGCCGTCCTGTCCTATACCAAGGGTGGCTCCTGCGAGATCATCAGGACCACCGAAAGCGAATGGATGGTGAAGTCTGCTTCGCCGCGGACTGCGTGGTTCCTGCGATTCCCAACCGACGCCGATTTCTCGCCGGAGATTCTGGCATGGCGCGAGGCTGTACGGAGCTCCGATAAGAATGGCGAGCCTGCGACCAGCACGATGATCGCCTACGATCAATTCATCCACTCCCACAAGCACTTCGGGACCTGGACCAAGATCGTCGACTGTGTATTCACTTGGAACCTTGAGGGAGAGAACTCGGCGGTCGCGCTCACTTCGCTCAAACTCCGGCTGCAACTGCAACTCACCAACGGTGCTGTGATCAGCAATGGCCAGGGAGTCATATGCGACGGCGAGTCTATGAATGTCCTGTGGCCAGCGATCCCCGCGGTCTATGGACCGCCAGTCATGACGCCTGTCGATCAGCATGTGGAAATTTACACCATCTTCGTGATGGGCAAGAACGCGCAGGCGATAGGCACGTCTTCTGGTCCTGGAGCCTCGCTCCCGTCTATGTCTATTCGACCATTGCAGAATGGCCTGATGCGAATCAATTTCGGAAGCCGCACCGCCGACTTCACGTTGCCTTTCGATCCGATAACCGGCAATGCCATCGGCGGCGGTCTCAGTTCAGGCAACCGTGTCGGCTCGACCGTGATCGAGGGATACAAGAATGGCGTGTTCTTGGGCGCGATCAATGTCCTGCCGATGACCGATGGAATGTCCAGCGCTCCGATCAATCTTGGATCGAACAACAACGGGCTCATTGCCAATAACTTCCTCAATTGCGCCATCGGCTATGCAGCGTTTGGCGCGCGGTTCACCGCCGAAGAAGAGGCGAACAATTGGACGATCTTGAGCCGGTTGATCGCGCGCTACGGGGCACAGCCCTTTGACCCAACAGACGAAGACGAGGAGGATGAGTGATGGTCAGCCTGCTAGAGTTTTGGAATATCGGTCCGACGCTGCCGACTTCACCGTTCGGGCTCACAGTCTACAATGGAAATCTGTACGACAGCAAGCTGAACTGGACGACTGGCGATTATACGGATGGCTTCGGCCATTCTCAGTTGATCACGGAATCCGACGGACTGTCGATGGAAGTCTACAAGCAACTGTGGACGGTGGCCGCCGTGGCGTTCATTACGAACGACCACACCAAGTTCCTTCATTTTCTGAAAGCCTGCGAGTACGCGCTCAGTTTCCGAAACGACAGTCTGGGCTACACCGGTCCAGTCGGAAGCTTTCCGGCGCAGCACAAGGGCGATCATTCCAAGAACGACCGCATCCACAACAAGTCCATGGGGATGTTCGCAGTTGTCCTGGGTCTGCTTCTTGCCAAGCAGAGCGTCTGGTACACCGGAGCCGACAAGACAACCATCGACGGGCTGATCGTTCAGCTTCTCCAATTCACCAATTGGATATCGGACGTTTCTGTTCCGGAGAGCAACATCAACAAGTTCTTCAAGAGCGGGGCTCCTGCCAATCAGATGATGACCATAGCCGGTTATCTGCAGATGGCCGCGCAGATTCACAACAACGCCACGCTGGCCGCTCAGGCCCGGCTCCGCTACCAGCAGATCTTCGACAACAACGTTCAGTTGGTCGACCGGGTTATCCCCTTCTCGCCGAAGGGCGTGTTCTACGAGAAGCTCATCAAGGATGGCGTCGGCTTCGACGGCAGCTACATGGGCTTCACCATGCAGAATCTCGCTCAAGCGGTTATACTGGAACCGCCTGGACCGCAACAAGATCTCTACAAGTCCATGCTCGAATTGGGCGTGAAGCGTTGGCTGCTGACCGTTAACCTCTCAACGGGCCAGATCAGCGCCACCACGCTCTATCTGCCGAGCGGCAACGTCAACTACAATTGGACTCGTGTGAAAGAGACTTTCCCGACGAATCCAAACAGCGATACTCCGAAGGGCTGGGACGCCGACTCCTTCCCATACCGGGCGCAGATAACCAATTACGTTCTTGGCAATACCATCGTCCCCGACGATCTGGCCCACAAGATGGTCATGCAGGGACGCACGTTCGGTCACATCAACAAGGACCCTCTCGCCGAGAAGAAATTCTATGTCATGACCCAAGCGAACATCGACGCGGTCAAGGGGACTTCGGCGACGGTGGGCTGGGCGGCTCTGATTCAGGCGCAGCGCGTTGGAGGTGGAAGCTTCCCGGCGTATCCAGGTGGAGTCTGCCCAAGCCCGGTCTACATTCTTCCACAGGTGGTCACTAACCAGAGCGTCCACGCCTCGCACAAGACATACCTCGATGCCTTGCCGTTGATCGACATACTCTCCCCGGGATTCCCGGTGGCGATTTAAGGAGTCTAGACTATGAGCCAAGCTCCCATGCCTATTGATTCGACAGCCGGTGGATTGGGCATCAACTCGGGGATGGGGACTGCCTTCCAGCAGATCATCTCAGCCGATGATATCCAGCCTGGGATGTCGCCGTCGTATCAGCTCTGCAAGCTGATCTACGAATACCATCCGCTGGGCGCGAAAATGGTCGAGAAGCCGGTTCGCATCGCCATGTCTCAGATGCGGAACATCGCCGTGTCTGAAGGCCCCGAGGAGGAATGTCAGAAGGCATTCAGGCTCGAATGGACCAAGATGCGCTGCGACCCGGCTATCTTCTCCTGCCGGGTGCAGAGCAAGGTGTATGGGATCTGCTCGTTGGCGATCATGGTGAAGGACGAACTCAACGAGTTGCCGTTGGACATCGGCAAGATCAGCAACCAGGAAGTGCGGCTACAGGTCTACGATCCCCTGAACACCGCCGGTTCTCTGATGCTCAACCAGAATCCGCTGGCCTGGGACTTCCAGCACGCGCAGGAGATCGCCGTGGCTGGAAGCACCTTCCATCGGTCGAAGGCGCGGGTGGTGCTGAACGAGTTCCCGATCTATCTCTCCTACACGTCGGCGTCGTTCGGCTTTACCGGACGCAGCGTGTACCAGCGCAGTCTCTATCCCCTGAAGTCGTTCATCCAGACGATGATCACGAATGACATGATCAGCGTCAAGGCGGGTACGATCATCGCCAAGTTCAAGCAGGCGGGCTCCGTCATCACCAATACCATGCTGTCGCTGTTCAACCACAAGCGGGCCGTCATCAAGATCGCCCGGACGGGCAACGTCGTCAGTATTGGAACGGAAGAGAACATCGAGTCTATCGACTTGAAGAACATCAGCGAGCCGTTCGGGCTGGCGCGCAAGAACATCGTGGAAGACATCGCGGCGGGTGCCCCGATGCCTGCCCAGATGCTGACCGATGAATCGTTCGCGCAGGGATTCGCCGACGGAACGGAGGATGCCCGCGAGCAGGCGCGCTACATCAACTCTGAGCGCAAGGCGATGCAGCCCCTCTACGACTTTCTCGATCCGATCGTGATGCAGCGGGCCTGGAACCCCGACTGGTACAAGGGAGTGCAAGAACGCTACGAAGAATTCAAGAGCGTCGATTACGATACGGCGTTCTACAAATTCAAGAACAGCTTCCTTGCCGCGTGGCCCGATCTGCTCGAAGAGCCGGAGAGCGACCGCGTGCTCATCGCCGAGACGAAGCTCAAGGCGCTCATCGCTATCTTCCAGGTGTTCCTGCCCAAGCTGGACAACACCAATCTGGTGATCGTTGCCAAGTGGGTGGCCGAGAATATGAACGACATGCGGGAGCTCTTCGACAACCCGCTCAACTTCGACTACAAGAAGCTTAAGAACTTCACCGCGCCGGGGGCTGACGTCGAGGGTAAGCCTCTCCTGCCGGTGAAGAAACAGCATCCGTGGTCGGCTGCCGATTCCATCGAGGACCCGAACGACGCTATCATCCTGCTGTCTGAAGCGGCGCAGCAGTTGAAGGATCTGAAGACCGCAAGGAACGCTAGGCTGCAGAAACGTAAGGACGACGCAGCATAGGAGGCGCGATGCCCGAATCTATCAAGACTGCGGTCAGTACCGTAGTCGATGCTTTCAAAACCTCGCCGTCCCTGTTGTTCATAATGCTCCTGAATGTCATGTTCGTCGGGGCGATAGGCTATTTCTTAATTCAGGTCGCTGAACGTCGTGCCGTCGAGTTCAAAACGTATATGGACTCGGCGAACAAGCACTACGAGGATCTATTTCAGCTTTGCCTGAAACGACCCTAGGAGGGTTCCATGTGCTTCTCACTTATCTGGCTGCGAGACATCTTTATCTGGGTTATCGTCATCGCCGCGGTCTGGGCCATTCTCAAGCTACTGCTCCCCCTAATCTTGTCGCAGTTGGGGGTGACCCTCGGGGCGATCGGAACGACGGTCCTGCGGATGCTATGGATTGCGTTCATAGCCGCCGTTCTGATCTTCGTCGTGATCTTCGCCTTCGATCTGATCTCCTGCCTGCTCGGTTCGGGCAAGTCTATCTTTCCCCGGCACTAGTCCAGTCGTGGCAGTTGCCACAATATCCTTCGCGTACATCGTTGGGATTGTGGCTGGTCATATGACAGCGTGGACAGGTGATGCTACTGTTCGGATTGGGCCGCTCGCCATCGCGGCCCTTCTCCTTTATCCAATCGCCCGGTGGATCGCCCACACCGTCCCATTCTTGGAGGCCCAGGAATGCGCCGACGAAACTGTGATAGCACCATCGGGTGATTGGATTGCCATCGTCGGAGTTCGAGACCATGACTCCGACGGTGAACATCATGGGTGCTAGATGCGCCCAATGGCCGGTGTAGGGTCCTTTCTCGAGTTTCTTGAAATGCTGGTATGATCCGTAGCTGAGACGGCTCAGTTGTTCTTTCGTGATCATTTGAACTTCCCTCGTTGTTTGAGCGTTTCTCGAATGGTGATCACAAATTGCCGGGTCTCATCTGTCAGCGCCAGCAACAGGTCTGCTTCGTTTGGAGCCTTCACCAATTCTAGCTGCTCGCCGAATTGATTAAACTCGCCGCAATTCATGCAAATAGCGATGTCTCCGGGTCTAGGAACACGAGCGTCCGCGAGTCTGGTTGCCCGGTCGACCTTGTATCCACAGTGCGGGCATTCATTATCCCTGGTTATCAGGGTTTCTCCAATCGTGTTTTTCATTGTTTGATCCATTTCCCGTTCTTGTCGAATTTCATCCCGAGGGACTCGAGATGTTCCATGATGGCGCAGGGCGCGGGTTGCCGGTTGCAGGTGAACATGACCGTTCGGGTTTCGTCATCTATCATGACGTCTGCCTTGCAGGCGGCGCATCGCTCGAGAAGTCTGGCCATTAGACTGCCTCCTTGGGTGGCATCGGAATGGCGACCTTCACCGGACGCCATAGATGTAGGACATAGGGATGGTTGTTGATGTGCTGAGTCGGCGGAACATGGAGCTGCATGGCCGTCTCATCGTCCTTAAAGAACGCGCGCTTGACGTACTCCATCTCCGCCCACGTCG